CGCAGCTTAGGAACTTCGTCGGCAGCGCCGCGCCCCAGATCAACGTCATCAACAAGGGCACGCCGATCGACGTGGAGTCGGTGTCGCAGCGCCGGACGGACGCTGGCTACGCGATCGACGTGACGGTGCGCGACTCGGTGCGGCGGAACAATTCGCGCGGCGAGCTGCGGAGCGTGCTCGGTCAGCGCCATCAGCCGGGAGTCGGCTAGTGCCGACGTGGCCGGTGTCGCTACCGTCGAAGCTCCCGAAGCGGCTGCGCGAGAACGCCGTGGACGGCCGCGAGTCGTTCCAGCCCGACGCGGGCCCGCCGATTGCGGTGCGTCGATTCACGGCCACGCCGCGCGTGATCGAGTTCGAGCTTGTGCTGACGACGACGCAGAAGGACACGCTGGAGACGTTCTACAAAACGACGCTCAAGGAAGGCGTGCTGGAGTTCGACTGGACGAATCCGGCGACCTCGACTGGCTTCGCTGGCCTCCATTACTTCACGTTCGTGGACCGCCCGACCTACGACTGGATCGGTGCGAAGCGCGTCGTGACCATTCGTCTGCGGACGCGGCCGGGGCTGTAGATGCCGTCCTCCGCGTACACCGCCGCCTCGCACGCGCAGTTCCCCGGCATCACGCCCGTTCACCTCGTGACGGTGACGGCCGGCGCGACGGTTCTGCGGCTCTGCACGAACGCCGAGGACTTCGTCTCGCGCGGCGACACGTTCACGGCGGCCGGGGACTTGATGTCGGCGCACCTGTACGACGACCGTGAGGACACGCCCCCTCGCGCGCGGCTGTCGTTCGAGAATCTGACCGGCGCTCTCTTGGAGGCGATCCGCTCGCTCGACCCGACGGTCGAGACGACGGTCCTCATCGAGCTTGTGACGGCGGAAGAGCCGGACACGGTGCAGGACTTCTGGGCCGACGCCGAACTGCGGGACATCACGTACAACTCGCTGACGATCGAGGGCGAGCTGTCGGCCGAGAACGTCATCGGCATCGCGGCGCCGGCCATGAGCTTCGACCCTGTGAACTTCCCGGCGCTGCACGCAGGCGTCCCGTGACAGACTGGCGGGCCATCGCCGGTAAGTACGTGGGTGCTCCGTACGGCGATGGCGACGGCGAGTTCCGTTGCTGGGAACTTTTGCGCGCCGTTAGCTTTGACGCACTCGGCCTCGACCTCCCGGCCTACACCTACGACCCATACGACCGCGAAGCGCTCGCGAAGCTGATTCGCTCGAAGCTCACGAGCTGGCGCGAGGTGCCGCGCCCCGAGGCGCAGCCCGGCGACGCGGTGCTGATCTGGGTAACGAAGCCTTCGCTTCCGTCGCACGTCGGCGTGTATCTCGGTGGAGGCGAGATGCTGCACACGATGGAGGGCTACGCGCGCGTCGGGCAAGCGCCGAGCCCTATCGGTGCGGTGATCGAGCGGATCGACCTCGGCAAGTGGGCCACGCGCATCGCGGGCTTCTACCGCCACGAGTCGCAGTTCGACGGCTGGACGCTGAGGGTCAGGCCGCATCCGTTCCACGCGGACACGATCGAGCAGGCGTGCGCGCCGGGCGAGACCATCTACGCGGCGATGCTGCGCGCAGGCGTCGTGCAGGACACGCGCGGCGGGCGCGTGCTCGTGGCGATCGGCGACGAGGCGATCGACGCGAAGTGGTTCGGCCGGGTGCGTCCGCGCGCGGGTGTCGTGGTCGATGCGGTGTCGGTGCCGGGTGATCCGGTCACGCTGTTCTTCGCCATCGGCGGGGCAATCGGCTCCGCGCTGATTGGAACGTCCGCGAGTATCGCTGTCCCGCTCGCGATCGCGGGGGGCGTCCTCGGCTCGGCGGCCATCACGGCAGGCATCGGCTTCGCTTCGCAGGCGCTCCTGTCGAGCGTGGCGGGGCAGCCCGAAAGCGGCAACGGCGTCGGCGCGGTCGGTCCCGCCGCTTCGCCCGCTGCCAACGGCGTCTCGAACCAGCTCGACCCGTTCGGCGTGGTCCCGATCCATTACGGCACCGTCAAGATCTTCCCGCCGCTCGCCGCGCCCGCGTTCACGACGGTGGTCGGCGCCGAGAAGCTCTGGAACATCATCCTGTGCATCGGCCGCGGCCGATACGAGATCTCGAACATCGAGATCGCGGGCGTTCCGATCGCGTCGATCCCCGGCGCGCAGACGGAGATCATCGAAGGCGGCACGGTCGATCCGTATCAGACCGAGTTGCTGGCGTTCGATCCGACCGACTACTGGCGGATGGCCACCGGCGCCAACGAGATCGGCGCGCGCCCGTCACTGACGGCCGTCGGGGCCACGCTCAACAGCACGTCCATCACGAACGACGCGACCGCCGAGTCCGCGCTCTTCGACGGCACCAACGACTACCTAACGGGAACGGCCCCGTTCACCGACCTTCAAGGCGACTGGACCGCGTGCTTCTGGATGACGCTCGGCGCGGAGCAGGACGCGACGCTGCTCCAGATCGGCGAGGGCGACCCCGCCACCGGTAACGGCTTCGTGCTGCGCTTCGACCGCGAGACGCAGGCTGGGACGGGCGCCGTCGTCGCGCGTGGCATCGGCTTCGAGCTTCCCGGCACGGGCGTGCGGCGTAAGGCTGCGATCGCAGTGCCGGTGGACGGCCGCGCGTTCATGGTCGCGATCCGCCGCCGCGCGAACAGCAACACGAGCGACGGCCAGACGCACAACTTCGCAGTTCACGTTGATGGCCAGATCGTCGGCAACTTCCGCCATCCGATCGTCAACGCCGCGGACTTTCTGACGGTCGGCGCGCGGAAGAAGGGCGCAAACTACTCGGAGTTCTTCAACGGCCGAATCTCGGAGCTTGCGTTCTTCGACTCACCGCTCTCCGACTCGCGTCTGGCCATGCTCGCCAACATCGCGAGCAGCACGCAGACGCGCATCGACCGGCGCGGGCCGCCGCTCGGGCTCTACAACGACACGGTGCTCGAGGTTCCGCTCGGCGACGTGTTCGAGCCGCAGGGATACGACGCGGGCACGGGGCCGATCTACGAGAACTGGTCCACGCGGTCGATCCCCGGCGAAGTGACCGAGCTGCAAGCCGACATCCACTTCCCGGCGGGCATCTACCGCATGGAGATCGACGATAACCAAGGCGACCTGAACCCGAAGCCGTACGAGGTGGGGTTCGACCTCGAGTATCGGCTCGAAGGAAGCGGCGACGGCGACTGGAAGAAGGCGGGTTTCTCGGGCCTGTCCGAGTTCCAGGGTCAGGGCTCGTGGTACATCTTCCCCGGCGGCGAGATCGCGATCAGCGGATTCGTGCAGCGCGAGTTCCTGCTCGGCTGGCGCTGGTCTGTGCAGCGCGGGCGATACGAGATGCGCTGGCGTGGCATCACGCAGGGTCAGCCGTCACAGCGCAACGGTGGCAGCGAGACGGCGCAGGCGGTGGGCGGCTATCAGGTGCTTGCGTTCCGCGGCATCGCGCGCGGGCAAGAGCCGGTGCGGGCGAAGAACGTCTCGCTGATCGGCCTTCGCGTCCCGGTGAAAGAGACGGGCTCGACCATCGGGCAAATCTCGTGCATCGCGCGGCGGCAGCTTCGGACGGTGTCGGGCGGCGTTCTCTCGACCGCGTACACGACGACGGACAACGCCGCGTGGGCGATGCTCGACACGCTGATCGGGGAAGAGGCGAACGCGCGCCCGATCGCGTCGTCGAAGATCGACCTGGCGGCGTTCGAGTCGTTCGCGGCGCGTGCCGAGGACTGCAACCTCACGGTGGACTTCCGCACCAACGTGCAGGATCTCGCGAACTTGATCGCATCGCCGTCATTCGCGAGCCTCGGCTACAACGGCAAGTGGACGGTGATCGAGGACCGCGCTGGTCTGTCTGCGTCGCAAGTGATCTCGCCGCGCAACTCGCGCTTCGTGAGCGGCGTGATCCGCAGGCCGGACCTTCCGCATGCGCTCCGCTGCAAGTACGTGGACGAGGACCGCGGCTATCAAGAGCGCGAACTGATCGTCTACGACGACGGCTACAACGAGGACGGTAGCGGCGGGCTCACCGCGGCAACGAAGTTCGAGGCGGTCGAGATTCGCGGCCTCACGACTCGCGAGGACGTGCGCCAGCACTTCCGCATCCGGCTCGCGATGGCGCGGCTGCGCATCGAAGAGTGGCAGGTCGAGATGTTCCTCGACCATGTGCGGTGCCGGCGCGGCAGCGTGGTCAAGTTCCAGCACTGGGCGGCGCTGATCGGTCAGACGAGCGCGCGCGTGTCGGCTCGCACCACGGGCGGCGGCGGAACGACCGTCACGAGTTTCACCGTGGACGAGGTGCTGACCTACGCGGGCGCGACCAACTACGGCGTCGTGTGGCGGCAGCCGGACGGAACGATCCACCGCGCCGACGTGACGAACCCGGGCGCGGGTGAGTCGCAGACGATCACATTCGCGAGCGCGCAGGCGATCGCCACGGCCCCGGCCGTTGGCGATCTCATCGCGTTCGGCATCCGCAACGAAGAGACGACGGAGGCGCTGGTACGCGAGGTTGTGCGCCAGCCCGGCTTCAAGGCGTCGCTCTCGCTGATCCCGTACGCGCCGACGGTGTTCGACGCGCCGGACGGGCCGGTGGCCTACGACCCGATCGTGGCGTCCCCGGTGCCGTACGCGACGGCGCGGCAGCCTTTGGCGCCGGCGATCGTCTCGATCGACTCGGACGAGCGGTTCCTTGCGGTATCGGTGTCCGGCTTCACCCCGCGGATGCGCGTGCTGATGCAGGCGCGGAACACGGGACGCGGCGAGACGGCAGCGGTGCAGATCCGCTCGCGGCGGCGCGGCGACATCGACAACCCCGGCGAGCCGTCCGGTGTCTGGGAATACAGCGCGTGGGACGACGCTTCGCCGCTCGAGGCGTGGGTGTCCGACGTCGTGGTCGGGCATCACTACGAGGTGCAGGCGCGCGCGCAGACGCGGGACGGCGTGACGTCGGAGTGGGGTCCGCCGATCGTGCATCGCGTGGTCGGCACTTCGACGCCGCCGCCCGACGTGACCGACGTGCGCGCGAACGGGACGTTCATCTGGTGGCGCTACGACAACCCGCCGGTTGATCTCGACGGCTTCAAGTTGCGCTGGGTCTACGGCATCCCGCGCGACCCAGCAGCGGTATGGAGCGGTGCGCATCAGCCGCACCAGGGCGTGATTCGCGGAACGACGTTCCCCGTGGAGCACATCCCGCGCACGAATGATCAAGAGGTGACGGTGTTGGTCCGCGCCGTGGACGTGGCGGGCAACATGAGCACGACGCCAGCGAGCGTGCTGTTCGTCGGGACGGTCATCGGCGACAACATCGTGACCACGCTGCACGACGGAGTGGCGGACGGCTGGACGGGGCTCAAGACGAACGGGACGGTAAGCGGCGACGATCTCGTTGCGGACGCCTACGTCGAGGTGCCGATGTTCCCGGCGTCGTCGTCGCCGATGTTCTCTCCCGACTCGTCGGACGACATGTTCGGCGACGTGTCGATGCCGATGCAGTACGTGGCCACGATCGACGTGCCGAAGGTGTCGGAGGGTCGGCGGCTCTTCACGGCGCTTTCGTTCGCGCCGAACGCTTCGCACCCGCGCATCGAGTGGAGGACGTACGGGCCATCGCCGATGTTCCCCGGTGACCCCGAAGCGCCGATGTTCGTAGAGGACGACGGCGTGATGTTCCCGCTCGCGGGGCCGATGTTCGGCGCGTCCGATGCGCCGATGTTCGCGGCGGACTCGCTGTGGCCCGGTCCCGAATGGAGTTCGTGGCAGCAGTGGCCGGGTCAGCTCGACTCGCCGCAGCTTCGGTCGTATCAGCTTCGCGTGTCGGTCCCGTCGATGCCGGGTGGCGCGTCGCTGACGCGCTTCCGGGTCTACTCGGACGTGCCTGACCTCATCGAGTCGTTGCAGGACGTGGCCATCTCGGCTGAGGGTTCGCGGCTTCCGCTGACGAAGGCGTTCGAGCGCGTGGTGATCGTTGCGCCGATCTTGCAGTCGGTCGCGGGGCAGACGGGCAAGAGCGTGCGCGTGGTGGATCGCGAGGCGTGGGGTCCGATGATCGAGGTGATCGACGAGACGGGCACGCGCGTTGCGGGCCTGATCGACGCCGACGTGAAGGGCGTTCCGCTCCTCGCTTAGCCGCTCATACAAGAAACAGCATGAACGACGAGCCGCCGCTGGGCGGCTCTTGTCGTTTGGGGGTTCCGCATGTCCGCACGCCCGAGTAGCCCGGCGTTTTCGTCGCCGACGCCCGACACAGGGACCGGCGTCCCGCGCCTCGAAGCGTGGCTGAAGGCCGACGCACAGTCGCTCTTCAACGGCTTGCAGGCGCTGACGATCGCTAGCGGTGCGATCACGCCCGCCGACGGTACGACCGGCTCGATCGTGATGGACACGGAGTCGGCGGCAGCGACGGACACGCTCGACACGATCGCGCAGACGAACATGCCCGACGGCTACGCGGTGCTGCTCCAGATCGCCGACAACGGGCGCGTCATCACGATCAATCACAACGCGGGCGGCACGGGGCAGATCACGCTCAACGGCGGGATCGACTTCGAGATGAACCGCACGGAGCAGCGGCTTCTGCTCCAGCGCAGCGGAACGTCGTGGGTCGAGGTGGCGCGGTTCGGTCGCGAGAAGGAGCACGGGATCGGCGACGCCGGAGAGCCGGCGATGCAGAACTCGTGGACCGAACTGGCCGGCGGCGTGCGCTTCTGGCGAGATGAATCCGGCGTGGTGCGGTGCGCTGGCTATGCGCAGAAGGCGAGCGTTGCCGCTGCCACCAGCGTGATCTTCACGCTGCCCGCTGGGTATCGCCCCAGTACGAACTCGGTGCAACAGCCCTGCTCTGCGGACGTAGGTGGCACGCTCGAAGCGAATCACATCACTGTCGGGACCAATGGCGAGGTGACGTGGCAGCGCGCAACGGCTCCGTCCACGGTGACGGTCACGGTGAGCCTCGCAGCCGTCCACTTCCGAGCGGAGGCTTAACCAATGGCCACCGCCCTCACAGTCCAGTCGTGGGGCGCGCGCGGCGAAGGTCCGACGCTCGTCGCAGCCGACGCCAACGGAAACGAGATCACCGGCAACGATCGGCCCGGCATGATCCTCGTCGCACGCAACGCCGGCGCGGGCGCGCTGACGATCCGCATCGCGTCGGCCGCATACTGCTCGCACGGGATCAACACGCACTACATGGACGTGTCGATCCCGAACGACTCGGCGCGCTGGCCGATCCTGCTCGGCGTGGACGACTTCGCGCGCAAGCGGTTCGGGTCGATCGTGTCGGTGACGTATCCCGGCGGCGTCACTTCGCTCACCGTCGCGGCGGCACGCGCGGACAATCACGGCGGGCGCGGCAATGCGGTGGCGTCGCCCCCGGCGCTCGGCAGCAACCCGACGCGCATCGTGTTGACGGCAGAAGGCGAAGAGTTGGACGTGGTTGCAGCGACCTCGGCCGGTTGCGTTCTGCCGAACACCGACGGCCGCTCGCGCCTCGTGATCCACAACGCCGGCGTCGCGACGCGCACCGTCTACGCGCTGCCGATGGCGTACTGCGATCAAGGCTTCACCGACGCCGAGGTCTACACGGTGGACCCCGGCGAGATCCGCACCGTCGAACGGCTCTTCCCGACGGGCCGTTTCGGGTACGAAGTCGGCATCACCTACGACAGCGAGACAGGCCTCGAGTTCGGCGCCGTCCGCCAAGGCACCTACGCGGGCTGAGCCCCAGGAGATACCCATGCGATTCCTGACTGCGGCGCTCGCCGCGGCCTTCCTCTTCGCGTCTGCGCCGGTCGGTGCCGAGACGATCACGCCCGGTGGCAACGCGCCTCCTTCCGTGACGTTCGCGAACCTGCCGACGTGCAACTCGACCACGTCGAAGGGCATGCGTCGCCGCGTCAGCGACTCCAACACCACGACGGCCGGCGACACGGTGGCGGGTGGCGGCGCGAATCTCGTCGTCGTCGAGTGCAACGGGACGAACTGGATCGTGGACGTGCCGGGGGCTGCGGGCGGCGGCTCTGGCGACCTCACCGGCATCACAAACTCCGACGGGAATCTCACGGTCACGAACGGCACCGGCCCGGCTCCGGTGATCGACGTGGGCGCCAACATCGTCCTGAAGGACGCGAGCAACACCTTCGGCGTCGGCACGGTGCAGAACCTGATCGGCGCGGAGTTTCTGCCGCCTGCATCGGCCTCGTGCGCGCCCGACGTGAACCGGCTCTGCATCGACACGAACGGCACGACCGGGCTCGGAGGGGTGACGGGCGTCTACGACGTGAGCGGCACGGACTACTTCATGCCGAGCCTGACTGCGGCGCAGATCGGCACCGCGGGCACGAAGCGCGCGATCGGAATCGGGGCGGGCAACGCTCCCGAGACGACGCTCGTTACCGCGACGCCGACCGCGAGCGCGATCCCTCTAGCGGACGGCAGCAACAAGCTCGACGACGGCTGGCTTTCATCGGTCGTCGTGCTCTCCACAGAACTCGATTCCGAGGCCGAGGTCCGCACAAGCGGCCTCAAGGTCATGCCGATCCCGGACGGTGGCGTGGCGACGGGCCAGAGCGTCAAGATGGGTGCGACTGCGTTCGAGGCGTACACGCCGATCACCGACGCTGCGGATCTGTCCGGGATGAACGATCCAGACAACCTCGACGCGGCGCTCGTGACGGTGACGTATGCGGGCACGCCGACCGGGAACGTCGCCTGCGACGCGACTGCGCCAAGCGAGCTGTACCGTAAGTTCGTCCACGACACGACGAACGGCGATCTCTATGTCTGCACTGGCACGGGGGTGGCCGCTGTCGCGACGTGGGCTCTTCTCTCGTATAGCGACGGCACGCCCGACAACACCTATCGGATCAATAGCGACAACGGAGGTGCGGCCCCGGCCGAAGCCAGCGGCATCGTCATCGACGGTGGCAGCGGGACGGACGTGGGAATCCAGTGGGCGGCGGGCTACGGGACGCTCCACATGAATCCCCCGACCGAAGCCACCTACGGCGGCGGTCTTGCGATGAGCGACGGAGCGGACCCGATGGAGTGGCCGTGGTTCTGGCTCTCCCCGAGCAACTTCGACGGCACTTCAGGCAGCGGCAATCCCGGTCTACGGATTTGTGACCCCGACGCGAGCGACGAAGGCGACGGGTGCATCGAGATCGAGCAGAACTGCCAGAACGTGACGGCGAGTAGCGAGGACTGCAACGCTGTCTTCTATCAGCGCAGCAATGGCACGCGGCAGGCGATGATTACGATCAGCGGCGACGAGACGGGCGGCGGGATCGCGCGCGTCGTGTTCTCGTCGGGTGTCCACTTCACGCACCATATCTTCATCCCGCACTCAGCCAATCCGGATCTGACCGGCAGCGATATTGGCCGCATGACGGTGGACGAGACGGAGCTTCAGCTGCTCTTGGGCGACGGCTCTGGCACCCCGCAAGTCCACGATCAGCGGCGACAGCGCGACTACAGCATTCAGTCGCCTACGGCACGCACGCTCGGCTTTTACAAGGCGTATGCCGCCGAGACGATCGCGAACATCAACTGCATCACCGACACCGGGACCGCGACGCTCTCACTGCAAGAGTGCGATGCGACGGGCGGTTCGTGCTCTGGAGTCGATGGCGCGACCGAGATCGTCTGCGACTCGAACAACCAAGCCGACGACGGCTCGCTCTCCAATCCTTCGATCGACACCGGGGACTGGGTGAAGATCGTCATCAGCGCAGTGGCCAGCTCGCCGACCGATCTCGCGATCAGCGTTGGCTACAAGATGACGCGCAAGTGATGCGACTCTTCGCGCTAGCACTTGCATTGCTGGCGGCCGGTGCCGCGTCGGCCGACGGCGGTCGGCGCATTCTCGTCTCAGAGGGCGTTGGTGACTGGTTCGAGCGGCACTACGACGGCAGCAGCTTGATGCCGAACCAGTGCAACGACACGCCGGGGTGCTACGGCGGTGGTGCGTACACGGCTCCCGAGGCGGCGCTCGACGCCACGATTGAAGAACTGGCAACCGCTTGCGCTCAGTATCCGCACATTGCGTTCCACGTCCCGTTCATCGCAGGGCCGCCCGGCAGCGACATGGTGCGCCTAGACCTCAAGACCAAGGGCGTTGTCGATGGAATCATCGCGCGAGGTATCCAGTGCGCGATCGAGGTACAGGCGCGCGGGATCGACGTGATGCAGCTAGGTGGACGCCCGTGGCAGGCGGGAACGATCACGACCGACGCGGGACGCAGGTACAACCGCAGCGCGCAAGGGTGTGCGCATGGGACGATCTCGCACCACCACTCCGCCGAGGCGGGCGATCGCGAGTGCGGCTGGCCGCGGGTTGGCATCTGCGCCGCGGGCTCACGCGCCGATCAGTGGTGCCGGTGCTACGGGACCGACGGGCAGCTCGACGGCGATGGGACGTGCGTTGATGCGCTTGACACGGACTGCCCGAGCAGCGCGTGCGTCGTCTCCGACTGGGACGCCTCGTGGTTCCGCACCGACACGGACGCCACTATCGCTGCCGTCTACGACGACTATGCACAGATCAAGACGGTCGGCCGCGCAGACATGTGGTGCGACGGGATCTCGCGCGTGAACGAGAGCGACTGCGACGGCGCATCCGACCCGAGCATCGAGCAGCTCATCCCGAGCGGCGAGCGCGCGATTCCGTACGTCTATCGCGAATACTTCGACTTCGACTACGGGTCCAGCGAACATTCGAGCGACTTCACCGGCACGCAGACAACGCGCGACGTGTCGAGCGCCACGTCGACAACGGCGACAGTAACAGGCGCAGGATGGACCACGAATCAGTGGGCCTCGGGCCGCGCCTACATTCGATTCGACGACGCGTCCGGAGACAATGGGTCGTCGATCAGTTGGGAGTCGCGCGAAGTCGTCAGCAACACGGCGGACACGATCACCGTCACCCCCGCGTGGACTGCCACCCCGAGCGCCGGCACCCCGATCGGTATCGTCGCGAGCGGTGGCTCGATTGACGTACGCTGAGAATGCCGACCTGCAAGCCCACCAGGCCGCAATCCCGTTCGCGCTCGCGTACGACCTTGGCATCCCCCCGACTCACCCGCTCGTCGTCAGCGTGGGAACGAAGTTCGGCTTCTGGTCGATCGCCGCTCCCGACGGTGGCCTGGTCAATGCGCCGTGCAGGACCGTCGGCAACGCCTTCGAGGGTTTGAACCGCTTCACGAGGCCGACGATTCTCGGAGGGGAAGGGAAGTGCCCCGTCACGAACTCTAGCACGGGCAGCTACGGAGCCCCGTGGCCGACGATCGGGCAGTACGAAATCGCGTGGAACAGCTTCGCGCGACTGATTCGCGATCAGATCGCGACGAGCTACTACCCAAACGCGCGACTCTCCTCTGTGTCGGCTCCCCAAAAGAATCGCTTCGGCACGACACTGGGCGGCCAAGGCACCTGGGAGGGCCTATCCGCTGACGTCCACGACAGCACGCGCTACGCGGGATCTCGTTACAACGAGGTGGTCCCTGGAACCAGCTTCCCGTTCGACGCCGCGGCCTGCGAGGATGGCGTCGATAACGACTCGGACACCTTCATCGACTATCCGGCAGATACCGGATGCGCGAGTGCTGCGGACGACGACGAGACGAACGCCGCTGTGGCCTGCGCGGATGGTATCGACAACGATGGAGACACGTTCACAGACTGGCCCGACGACGTTGGTTGCTCCAGCGCGGCCGATACGAATGAGCTTGGGACGTCGCAGTGCGACGACGGCAGCGACAACGACGCCGACACCGACATCGACTTTCCGGACGATGCTGGCTGTACTGATCCAGGCGACAACGACGAGGCGAACACCGGGACGCTCGTGGCAGACTTCGCGTCGACGAAGATGCAGGGCACGACCTGCGTGGCTCCTTGCGTCGTCCACTTCGACGCGATCGGAGATGGGACCGACCTCACGGTCGATACGGACTACACGCGCGAGTTCCATACGCTCAAGTACCGATGGGACTTTGACGACGTGGGCTCGGGAACGTGGAGCACGGGCGCGAGCGGTGGCGCATCGCGCAACGCAGGCGAGGGCGCGATTCAGGCCCACGTCTACTACACGGCGGGCACCTACGATCCGATCCTCACGGTGACGGCTCCTGACGGCGATACCGACACAGCCACAGCCTCGATCACGGTCGTGAACCCCGACACGCTGACAACGTACTGCGTATCGACCTCAGGCACCTACACCGGATGCACGGGGACCGGGATCACGACGAGCAACTTCAACACGGCGCTCTCTAGCGCCGGGGCCACGTCGGGCAAGGTGCGCGTTCGGTTCCGCGGCGGCGAAACCTGGGACTCCAGCACGAGCACGACGCTTTCCACGGCGGCCGGCGCTGGCCTGATCGACTCGTACGGCACCGGGAAAGCCATCATCGAGAAGAGCAGCCCGGAGACTTCGAGCACTACCACGCTCGCGACCGTCTCTGGCGGCTGGACGATCTACAACATCCGAACCGACGTTGGCATCCAGAACGCCTCGACGTGGGTTCTTCCGACGACCACGACGAGCACGAGCGGTGCATCCATCATCGGAACCGAGTGCATGGCGAACGGGAACTACTGCGTCAGCACGAACGGCGCAGCAACCGGCGGAAGCCCGTACAACGCCGCCTTCGTGGACAACTACGGCGAGGCGTTCGTAGACCCAGACGGCACGAACACCTGCGGCGGCGGCGGCGTCTGCACGCCAAGCACGGGCGGCGTGTGCGTCGGCGGAACACAGGATGGGACGGCCTGTGGTCCGCTTGGCTCCAACGACCCGGCTGGCGGCGTGTTCTTCCGGCATAACAACATGGTGGTCATGGGCAACGACATGACCAGCCCGCGCTACATGACGCGCACCGTGCACGCGAACAAGGCGATCTTCGCGCACAACAGCTACGAGGTGACGGTCAACCCGAACAATCCCTTCCAGCTCCGCTCTTGCGACTCCAGCGCGCTCTCCTGCGGCGGCGACAATACCGTGCAGCAGAGCCGCTGGATCATCGTCGCGGACAACCTCTTCGAGAGCTTCGAGCCGACGGGAAACACGATCGTCAAGCTCTGCGACGACAGCCGGTGCTCGAGCACCGATGTCGATCTCACCGGGCTCGGTGGACTCAATGACGTCATCATCGAGCGCAACCTCGATCGGTACATCGTGGGCGGATCTGGGCAGGTCGGCTCGAACGGCTTCGTCGGGTTCCACTCCGGAACGGACATCACGATTCGCAATAACGTGCGCGACGCCCAGGGAATCGCCAGCACTGGCTCCAGTCTCGCGTTCGCTTCGTTCGCGACCTTCACCGAGCAGCCGGGCGTCAGGGTCCACGTCTACAACAACACGCTCTACACCGACGACACGGCGGCGAGCAAGACGGTCGATCTCTGCGTCAGCAGCAGCAGCTACATGACGAGCGGGTTCTGCTACGGAAACCTCTCGTATACGCCGAACGTCGGCGGAGCGAAGAACGCGACCGTCGGCAGCGGCTGGACGTCAGCGGACAACGTCTTCGCGACGAGCAGCCCGTTCACCGCGACGCCGCCGACGCAGGGCGCAACGGCGCTTTCCAGCTTCGCAATCGCCCCGGCAGGGCAGGCCGACGGCACTGGCTACGACTTCACCGGGACCGACCTGTGGAACATGCTCGACGCCGACGGGTGCCTGCGCGCTGCGCCGTGGGACGCGGGCGCGTGGCAGATCGGCGCGGGGAGCTGCCTCCCGTGACGCGCCTGGCCGCGTTGGGTCGGTGCTGGATCGCTCGTCTCATCCGCAGCGTGGGGGACATCGTGATACGGCAGATGCTGCTCGCGCTCGTCGTTGCGCTCACGCTGGCCGTCGTCGCGAAGGCGGCAGACGGGGACGACCTCCACGGCGTCGCGCAGTACTGGCCCATCATCTACGCGCTGCTCGGCGGCCTCGTCTCGGGCGCGATCCAGTACGGCGCGGTGCGGCAGACGCTTCGCGACCACGATCGGCGCATTGCCGAGGTCCACGACCTCGCGCAGCGCGCCGACGCCAAGGTCGGCAGTCACGTCGATGCGTGGCACCGCGGGGACTGATGCCGGAGCCCGCGAAGCTCAGTTCCATTGACGAGCTGCGCCCCGACGTTCGCGCGCTCGTTATCAAGTGGCGCGACGAAATGGAGCGGCGCGGATCGCCTGTCGTCATC